GGGAGTCGCGCCTGCTTGCAGGACATCGGTAAAGCCGAAACGGGAAAAATCGCGCACCCGCATCGGATACAGAATGGTTCTATAGAAGCCGCTCTGTGGCTAGATTTCACAATTTTCTAGAGTAAGTTTACACACATGTTTACCAGTACCCGTTGACCTATATTTTTGCGACGTAATCCACAGTTGATGATAGTACTCGCGGGTAAAGTTGTGGGTAATTGTCGCACAAAAAACAAATATGTCGGTCATCGCCGGCGCGAGCGGATGCGGTCCATTAGCTCCTGGTGGCGATCCGCGGAGCGGGGTGCTGTTGGCACGCGGTCTGACCGCGTATCACTTCCACCGTCATCGTTGTCACGAATGGGTGAAACTTCCACCGTGGTGACGTTGATGCTTGTCGGTGCGGAATCCGTTTGCGCGCCGATTCTTGGAACAATATTCCCGAATGTATCCTCATCGAACAGTGCACGCTGCTTGATCTTTCTTTCAAGATTGTCCCACCAGGTGGGGCGCTCTATGTTCAAACGCAAAGCCCGCACTAGCCAAAGCGCATACACGGTGCAATCAAGTGCTTCGTTGCGCCGATCGGTTCGTTTCTTCCACTGGCGCCGCTTCGGATTTTGGCGCATGGGTATCTTGATTTCAGACAGCAGCTGCTCGTAGAAGTCCGGCCGAACAGTTTCGTACCAATGCATGCGGTAGGGTCCGTCGCCGTCGAGGCGCACGCGGCCACCTTCCTGCGCCCAGCCGAGAATGCTGTCCTTCGCCTTGGCTGTTCCTACAATATGAACATGCACGCCGTACTTTGCCGACTTGCGACTGCTCCGGTGTGCATCGACGGATTGCGCCTGCGGCGGCCGCCATATTTCGATCTTGCCCTCGCTGTCCGATGCACCTTTAATGGCATAGACAGCCCGACCTGGCCGGTTATGCTTGCGCGCATAGTCGTAGACTGCGCTGCTAGTTTGGCCATCCGACGAGTCGAGGGCTACCGCGGCGATGGGAAGTGCGGCGCCGCTGGAGTGTCGCACCATGTTTTCCAGCAGCTGGTCAAGATCTACCCATGCGCCTGCAAATGGAATGATGGTCTGGCCAGGTAACTCTCCCCAATAGGTCAACCACATTTCCTCCCGCCGACCAATTACCCAGCAGGTGACAGCCAGGCGATCATGCTGCACGTCGACAGTGACAACAGGCACCAAGCCGCCTGCAGGTACAGTCCATTCCGCGTAAGACTCCGCACGCTCTCGCAGTTCGTCTTCCTCAGGTAACTCGCCGCGATATTCCCAGGGCAAGCCCAACGTCGAATTCCAGAAGGCGATCATCTCGCTGTTGTCGCCTTCGTCTTGCCGGTGCTTTGCCTCAAGATACTTGCGGGCCAAGACGGGAATCCGCGAACCCTCGAAGGTAGACAGCAGCTCATTGACCAGGAAGCCAATGGCGGCGGTAGCCGGCGCAGTGGCCTCGAAGTGGCCACGTCGGATGGCTGCGTGCCGCTCTTCCTCAGACCACGCTGCGCCGCAGGCCTGGCAGGTGTAGAAGGCGTCTTCCCAACGGGACATGCCGTAAATCTCTCTCCTCGGGTGGACGGCCGCAGTGACCTCGGGAATGATGACGCAATCCCATGTGGGAACGTGTTGCTCTCCACAGTGCTGACACGGAATGAGGTATTTGCGCTGATCACTGGCGAGGATTTCAGCTTCGATGCTGCTGGCGTTTTTTGCGGTTGGCGTGCCGCCGATCAGGATGAGGTGATCGGGATATGCCTTTGCGCGCTCCTCTGCCAGCTTGAGGGCATCGCCCTGGCCACGCACATTGGCAGATGCGTCGTCAGGCTCCTCCACGATCACCACGCGCGCAGAGGTCGATTTCACGTCGGATGGGCTATTGCTGCCCACCAGTTTTATGAGCCCGCCCGGGTAATGCTTACGGGTCTGGCTGTTGCCGGCGGCACGGCTCTTGAGGTTGATCCGTTCCGCCAGCGGTTTGGTGGCGCGCACCATTGGATCGAACTTCTCTGCCGCAAAATCCTTGGCGCTTTTCTCGCGCGGGAAAACGGCGATCTGCACGCTCGGGCGTTGGTGCGCGTGATAGCCCATGACGTTGCATACCACGCCGACGGTGTAACCGAGCTGTGCCGACTTTTGCACCACCACCTTGCGTACGGTCGGATCCGAACAAGCGCGCAGGATCTCCCGCAGCACGGGCGTGTGCTCGAGTGAGTATGGTCCCGGCATCGGGGATTCCTCTGCTGACAACTCCCGATATCGCTCCGCCCATTCGTCGATGGTCAGGCGCGGCGGCGGGGCAAATTCCGCCCAGGCGCGGGCCATAAGCACTCCCAGAGAGGTATCCGTCCAGCCAGCGGCCGGCGACTCCGTCAGTTCAAACGGTGCGCCCATGGGCCTCCTGGGCGTGGTCGTCTGTGCCGACTTGCTGCCAGCGTGAAAGTTTGCTCAGGGTTTCATCGAATAGCTCGCGCAGCAGGTTTTCGCGGGCGGTACGGTCTAACCCATCCAACTGTAGCGCCATGCGGTTCGGCTCGTTGCGGATCCGCTCGCGAGCCGAGACGATCGCGGCGCGCATCGCAGGTTCCACAGTGGCGGTATCAATCAACTTGCCACGTTGGTGCGCCAGCTTCATTTCCAGATCATCGCCCTGCAGGCGCGCCAATCGATCCTTGGGGTTTTCACCCTGGACCTTGCGGACCTCACGCTCCACCAGCCAACGGATACAGGCGGCGCTGTCGTATTCTCCCGGGACACCAGGGCCACCCTGCACGGCAATCGGCATGCCGGCCGCTTGCCACTCGGTGATGGTCCGCGCCGACACTCCGAAGATGTCTGCGATTTCAGTCTGGCCAACGATGCGCATGGAGTCGTTTTATCTGTAGGCGGTGAGTGGTAGGTATTGCTTAAAGAAGCCTAGGACATTGATAGAACTAGAGAAAAGATGAGGTTCGCATTACCCGTGCGGCGGGGAGCCCGGAAGGACCCGCGAGTCGGCCTGCACTGACACCGGTGGAGTTCATAGGGCGTCCTCATCGCAACCTCAATGCCCGCATGACTTCAGCCTCTTTTTCATTTCGCGCGCGATGCGCTCCATGTGGTCAGCACAGGCGATGGCATACCCTTTGTCAGGGCAATACTCCAGGTAAGCTGTAGTCACCAAGAACAAGGCGCCTAGCACGATGGTGCCGTCCATACTCCCGCAAGCGTCTTTAAGGCTGACGGCGAGGTCCGCCGTTTCTTTATAGACCCGCCCAACATCTATTCCTTCCACCGATTCCATAGCGATTTCCTCTCACTACAAACGGACTGTCCTGCGACCGAGGGTTATTGAACTTGCGCTTAGTCGCCTATCGTTGCTTTGCCGCCTTTCCTCCGGAGACAATGTAAACGTCTGCACTGGCCGTACCGACCGGCGACATGGCGCTGATCTTCGCGCCGAGCGTTCGTCCATGGTTGCACTAAGGTAGGACGGCAGGTCGGACGCCGCAAACCCGCACCAATCCTTACTCTGTCTAACCTCCCTACCTTGTCCTAGGTAAAGGCATACGCGCGCCCGCGCGTGTGTGTGCGCACCCGAGCCCCCGTGTGTGCGCGCGGGCGAAGGTCGGACGAGGTTAGGAGGTTGGACGGATGCCCTATCCGTGCGGGTTTCCGCCGTCTGACCTTTTCCGGTCCGTCCTACTTTAGGTAGGGCGGCCGATCTCTGGTCAGAGCGGAACATCGCCATCTCCTTGCCCTTCGGTTGCTGGCGCCGGCCGATTCCAGCCTACCGGCTCGACGTAGTAATACTCGCGGTCACCGCTGGTCTCGCGTTTCTTGATCCAGCCGAGGCGCTTCATCGCGATGCCGACGCGCGTGCTCATCTGCTTGGCGCTATCGATCTTGCCCGGCTCGATCTTCAGGCAGTCCGACAGGATGTCCGTGATCGCCACGCGCGGCGTCGTGCGTATGCGCAACCAACGCGCGATCAGTGATTGCCACGGGTCGGTAATCTCGCGATCTGCCTGCTCTGGTTCGAACAGGCGCTGCTGCTCCTCGCGTGTCGGATGCCAGCGTGCCCCCTGCTTGCATAAGACTACCGCCTCAGCGAAGAGTTGATCACGGACAGCGGCGAGGCCATCCAGATTGATCGAGTCCACCTCTTCGACTCGCAACGGCCAATAGCGGGTATTGCCGGTGGAGTCCTTGAAGTACTCATCCTGGTTGGTGGTGCCGACGAACACAGTCTGTCTAGGCCAGTCGCGCGGCGCGCGCTCGTAGGGCGCCCGGAAGCGATCTACCTGGCTACTGACAAAAGCCTTCATGCGTGTCGACTCGGTACGATTGAAGGCATCCAGCTCGCCGATTTCATGCAGCCAGCAGCCCTGGATCAACTGGTAGGTATCTTTGTTGTTGAGGTCAAGTGTTGTATCGCCAAACCATTCACCCCCAAGGATGCGTAGTGCCGACGACTTCCCCTTGAATTGCTGTCCTTCCAGAATTGGCATGAAGCGCATCTGACAACCGGGCTGATAGATGCGCACCACCATGCCGATTAAGAACAGGCGGCCGGCCAGCATGGTGTATTCGGTCTTCGTTACGCCCAGGTAGTCGGTCAGCCAGTCATCGAGACGCGATATCCCATCCCAGGTCAGTGCGTCGAGATAATCGCGCACTGGATGAAAGCGATATTCCGTCGCCACCCAGGCAACGGCGGCAGCCAGATTCTCCTGGCTGCGAATCAGCAGCCGTTCCTGCTGCGCCAGCCAGAGGCCCAGGCGCAGATCATCTTCATGCGCCCATTCCGTGCCAGCCACGAAGTCGGCAACGCGGTCCCAGGGCGCCGGCTTGCGTTTGACAATGCGCCGCGCGAAGTCGTCAAGCCACAACGTGCCGGCCCAGGTCGGATGATGCCGCAGGATCAGATAAACGTTCTCGCGGCAATCGATCAGCCGGTCATCTTTCCGCAGCAGCTCACGCCGCCAAGTTTCGGGCCCTGCGCCTGCCAGTTCGGGGGTATGGTTGCCTTTCGCCACCTGCGCGGCGATCGCCGGCAGGCGCATGCTGCCGATGAAGGCACGAAGGGCCTCGGCATCCGTGCCTTCATTGATGGCATCGGCAATATCCCAGCCGTCAGGCCTTACACCCGGCGCCGGGATCTTCACGATGCGCACGCGACCGCCAAGCCGCAGGATCTCGCCGGCGGCCTGTTCCATGGCCTTGATGCCCGGTTGCTCCGACTCGGGTAGGAGGGGCTTTTCTGCCTGTGCTGCCGCCCGTGTTTCCTTGCTCGGCAGGGCGTCTCTTTCAGCCTTGGTGAGCGGCACGCGCTTGGCGTCGGCATCAGGCCAGGCGATCACCTTGCGGCCCGCCAGCGGGCGCCAATCCGCCTTCTTTACGGCCTTGCCGCCGCCGGGCCACGACACCACGGCGAACTCAGGCAGCAGTGCAGCGCCGGCATCGGCGCATTTCTCGCCCTCGACCAGCAACACGGTGGCGTCAGGTTTCGCGACGAGGCGGTCCAGCCCATAGAGCGGTCGCGGCTCAGGAAAGGCCATCCAATGCCACTCCTCGACGCCAGTTGTCTCGTTGCGTGCATAGACCAGCGGGAGGATTTCCTTCCCGCCGGTTGAAGTCTTGAAGCGATAGACGAAGCCCAGCGTCTTGCCTGCGCCATCGCAATAACACCAGGTCTGCTCGGGCAGATCGCGCTTGATATGTGCCTTCGGTGGCTCGCCGGCACCTTCCGGCACGGGCAGGATCGGCACCCATGGGCAGTCGCTCTGATCGCCTTCTCTACCCCGTGGCGGCTTCCGCGCGGCAAGTGCTTGACCGGCCTGCGGGGTGGGAAGCGTATCACCACCCAGAGTCGCGACGGCATCATGGAAGGTCAAACCCTGGTGCTCCATCAGGAAGGCGATGGCATCGCCATGCGCGCCGCAGCCAAAGCAATGATAGAAGCCCTTCGATGGCGTAACCTTGAATGAAGGCGTGTCCTCAGTGTGAAACGGACAGCACGCCTCGTACTCCAAGCCGTTCTTGGTCAAGGGTAGATAACGGCCGATTACGTCGACGATGTCTACCGTCGCCAATAGGGCGGTGGTATCGATCTTCGATCCCCGGGGCAGATCGGTCATTGGTCCGCCTTCGCGCCCTCGGCGAACGCCTCTACCGCCGCAAGCATAGCGTCACGATCCGCCCCACCATGCTGATACATGGCTATGCAAGCACCACAGATCTGTAAGGATATGGCAATGGGAACTACCGCCATGGTTGGGTAAAGCCGAATTTTCCGCCGTGGCTTGCGGGCTACCGTAAAGGGTTTACGACAGCCGGCGCAATTCTGGTTCGGCCGGCCGATATGAAACTCATGTTGAACGCCGGCAAAGGCCGGCAAGACCTCACCGATAGTCTTGCCAGACGGCAAGTCGACCATATTGTGCAACTTGATCACCACAGCAGAAGACTCCGGCGATTGTCTGTGTTGACGGGCGGTAACAGCGCCAGCAAATCATCATGGCATGGCAACACAGTCGGCAGCACTGCCACAACATCGGCGGGGCCTAGGCGCTCTCCCACGAAATCGGATAGTTGCTTGGCCAACGTTTGCACGGCGGGCCAGTGGTGTTGGAGGATAGCCCTGGCCAAGTGCTGGGCCTCATATTTCGAGGACGTCTCACCATCGCAGTGTTTGGCGAGGATTCCGCCCGCAGCGTCATGGTCCGTGCAACTCACGGTCAGGTAGCCATCCAGGGGATGTCCATGCAGCACCAACTCCGCCTGCATGCCCGCGTAAAAACCCGCGGCGAAAAGTAAAGCCGCTTGCTTCCGGATCGTCGAGGTCGAGTTTCCAGCGCTCGGCAACCGATTACACCGTGCAATTTCCTTCCTATCTAGAATCACGCAGCTACTATTAGGCGACCCTTCCGGCAATACCACTGCTGACGCCACCGGCAAACCAAGTAGAGCAAAGACAACGGCGTGAGCAGCCTCGTGATGGGCGATGGTAAATATATCTCGGTCATAGCTGGGAAGAGAAATCGGCGGCCGAAAACGGCGCCACTGCGCGCGGCTGATAGCGATGCAAGGCGATGCTCTGTTGATAGGGTTCATAGTCACCGCGGAGTGGGTGTCGGGCTTAAAGGAGGGCGCATGGAAAGTATCCCCCGGCTGGTATTCGGCTTGCGCCTGTTGTATTTCCGGCTCTCTGCCCGACATTGATCTTGACGGGCAGGGTTAAAGGTCGCGCGCCGCGACCGCCAGGCCATTCGGGATTGAGTACTTTTTCCTGAAGGCCTCGATGGCGGCAAAATGCTCAGAGTCTTGCGGTGGCACAAATACCGTCACCAACATGTCTCTCCACTGAATGTCATGACGATCCGTAACACGCCCCTCGCTGGAATGAAGTATCGCGGCGTGAATTTCGAGCAATTTCTGACGCAACTTGGCATCGCCACGAATGACCTCGCCCAATGACCCAATCGTCTCCCCGCACAAATCATCAAGCGCACGGATCATCGATGTACGCGCCAAGTTGAACTCCACGAGCATGTTCTTGCCTGCGCCGCGCGCCACTTCAATTTGCTCCTGTGTTGCCGCGTACTTCTCGCGCAATTCCTGCTCACGTGCTCTGGCGGCGGCGAGCTCTGCGTCACTGGCAATGCCGCGAATTTGCAGTTCAACCATCCTTCGAGCTTCGGTTGCCGCGGCATGCAACTGCTGCAGACAGAGGGTGCTTTCCTTAGACAGTTGTTCGACACGTTCGGCGACCCGCTGTTGTTGTTGCAGCAGGGCGCCATGGGCGGCGTTAGCGGTGGTGAGCTTTTCTTGTTTGGTGCTCATGTCTTGTTTCCTTTGTGGGTTGAACTACATAGAAATGCCGGTGCGACCTGGCATGGTTATGGTTGACGATCGTCAGCCGAAGATATGCGCCATGGACCCGCCGCGCATCCGGGCCTCGGCTATGCCGGCGGTGGCGGCCTGGGTGATGTTGGGTAGGAGGTTCATGATCTCTGCGCGAACGGTCTGCTGCACACCGGTGGAGATGTAGATGTGCTGAATAATCGGCTGGCTGCCGCCATCCCTGTTCTGCGAAGCAGGGATGATGCGTTCGCCACGGTGGACTTTGGCGATCATGTCGCGCGGTACGTAGTCGGTGCCGACATCGAAACTAAACAGATTTTTCACCCACCCGAGCATCGACCCGCTCGATGTAACCGAGCCATCTGGATTCGGGCCTACTCCACCTGACCCAAAGAGGCCGCTGAAACCGCCCGCCGAGGCGAACGGCTGCATGATTTTTTGCCGGATCTCGATGCGCGCCATGTCGCTGATGATCGATTCTGTCAGCGCGCGCCATTCGAGTTTGCCGGTGGTGACAAAACCCGTCAGGGCATCTTCCATGCCGTGATAGGCACGGGTCGTCACGTCTTCGGTGAATTTGGCGACGTTGACGAGTTCTTCGCCGTATTTGCGCAAGGATTCGTTGGCGCCGTATTCCCAGGAGGCGTTGAGGCGGTCCTGCGCAGTCTTTTCCGCCGCCAAGGAACCCAGAATCGCCGGTGTCGCGGCGTCGCGCGTGCGCGCCAGCTCGGTGCGTTTCCGGTAGATTTCGTCGACGCGGCGAGACTCTTCTTCATCCAGCTCGACATCGCCAATCTTGGCCAGATCCTCGTTGATCTTTTTGACCGCTTCCTGGTAATCCTTCTCGACCGCACGCAGCGCCTGCAGTTGTTTCACCTCATAAGGCGTTTTGCCAAGTTCCAGTATGCGATTTGCGCTATCGTCCGAGAATTGCACCTGTTTGAATTTGAAATCATTCGCTGTCTTAACCGCGCCGGCATCGGCAATGGCAATCTTGTCAAGCACCTTGGCGCGCAACTCATGTGCTTGCGCCGATGCTTTAAGAACATCTATTTCTTTTGCCAAGGCGAGTGCCGAATCCTTGGTCCCTTTGGAGAACTCCTTGGCCGGGCCTTGCCCCACATTCAGGAGTTGCCTGCTGAATTCACTGACGTCGCCGCTGGCGACCGTCAATTGCTGGCGCAGGTTGGCCAGGTAGGCGGATTCCCGGTCGTTGGCTTCCTTGCCGAGCAGTTCGTTGGCTTTTTGCAGCGCTGCACGCTCCTTCAGGTAGATGGCGGTGGCGCTATCGAAGGCCGGCCAATCGGGGCCGGGACCGCCGATGGTGCCGGTCGAGGTGCGCTTGGATTGGTCGCCGCCGACACCAGCCAAGGCAAGGCCGCGCTGGCCCACTCTGATCTCTTCAACCGCGATCTTATATCCCAGGTTTTTTTCGCCGAGCCAATCCAAAGCCCGCTCGGCGCGGGAACCGCCCACCCGGATGTCGTTCAACAACATGGCGATGCCCGTCAAACCCGGCAGGAAATGGGTCGCAATGCTCATGCCGGTTTCTTTACTGTGCAGGGACATCTCGGCGAGCTCGTCGTTGTACTTGTGCGCCAGAGGCGCCAACAAAACCATCCGGCGACCATATTCAGCGGATTTTTCGGCGGTTTCTTTTAGCGCCGCGCTGCCCATGTTGAGCATCGGGATCATCTCCATGCCGAACTTGCCGAATATCTTGACGGCCAGGGCGGTTTTCTGCACGCCGTCCGGCATGGCCTCGAACAGATCGGCTAATTGGATCAACGCACCGTTGGAGTCCTTGGCGTCGACGCCGACCTTGGCCAGCACCGCGCTGTTCGCGACCATGAACTGCGACAGTCCCTTGACGCCCTTGGCCACCGATTCGATGCTGGCGCCGGACTGATCCGCGGCGAGAGTCCAGGTGGCGAGGTTCTGTGCGTTGATGCCGACCTTTTGCGACAGGGCGTTCACGTGATCGCCGAGATCGATGGAGGACCTGATGGACGCTATAAGACCGGCTGCGATACCGGTGCCACCAACCACACCTAGGAGCTTCGTATAGACACTGGAAAGGCCGCCCAGCGACGATTGAACCGCAGCAAATGCCTCCTTGGTGTCGTCTTTCGCCGTTATGACGATAGTGGTTGCTGAGTTGTTACTCATGATTTTTCCTTTGACGTGGATTCACCGCGGTATGTGCAAACGTGTGCACCGCCTTCTTGACTGCAATGGATTGCGGTGAGCTTCTTTCTTGCCCAGCGGCGCTGGGAGCGGTTGCCGGCGGCGATGATGTCTTCCTGGGAGACGGCGCTCATGTTGGCGGTAAGATTTTCACTGATGCCGCCGAGGCCTCCAGGATGGTTGCGATAGAGGCTCATTGAGTGACATCACCGGCGAGTGATTTCCTGATTTCCCCGACGTTCCAACGCGTGCAGCCTGGTGAGAATTTCCGGGGTTTTGGGATGCGGCCCAATGCGCTATCGTTCCATACGCTCGCGCGGCAACGGCCATAGAGGACCATCAGCACCTTGACGTCGACGTAGGCGTCGTTCGGCAAGTCTGCAAAATGTTTCGCCGCAAACGGTACGGATGCGGCGGTCATTTCTGTTTCCCGGAATCAACGATGCGCTGGAAGGCGTCAGCCGGCCACAGCAAGCGGCCATTGGGCAGCCTGGTGGGCGTAATACCGTAATAACTCTGATTCCTGGAGAGAGCAGCGCGGAGGCTCTGCGGCTGGATGCCCAGGCGCTCGGCTAGGGCGGAGGTGGTTTGTTTCATGACGTAGCTCCTTTCGGATACCGCGTTTGTCGCGGCTCTACGTCGTATTGTGTTGATTTAGATTCTGTTTGGGGTTCCAATAATTACCAGTAATTATTGGAACCAATCATGGTGATTTGTCGGCCAGAAAGGAATCCCGCTTGGACAGGACTTGCTGCAAGAGTTTGGTATATTCATCGACCATCAGTACTGGATTCGCCTTATCTCTTCGATCAATTATTCCACCAAAACCGTCCTGGTAGCGCGCGTGATAGGCAAGGAGCTTAGCCTTGTCACCGTAAGCACGCTTATATGTGTGGACATCGTGCGAGGTGACCACAAAGTCCGCTGCAATTTTCCTCGCGGCCGGCGCGCTCTTTTTCGTGATGATCATCTCCCGCCAGAACGCGATAGCAATCGCGAGGTGTCTCTTATTTTCCCTGGGCGGGGCGCCGGGCCCATGCTTAACATCCGGTAGCCTTGAAGACCGATGCGCCTCAAGTGCGATTTTTCCGAATAGCTTCAGTATGTCTGGCGGCGGATTTATTCCATAGGCAAGCATTTCCGCGATAATGCCAAACAACTCACGCGCTGCCTTCTCCGGCCTTTTGAATTTTGGGTCTGTGATAATCTTGACTAAAATCCGCAAGAACTTGGTATCTTTAAGTATGTCGCACAGCGCCTGGTAACGTACCTGGTCCTGCACTTGGGCAGGATCGATAATTGGCGCCGCATGTGGCAAAGGTCTTTTGGTCGCAGGCACGGGCGTCACTCGCCACGGTTGAGGTAAGCGATCCCGTCCTCAATTCCAGAAATAAGCTTTCTTGCAGTGCTGTTCGAGAGCTGCACGGTGTACCTGTTCGTGCCGGTGTTTTCCTCATTCACTTGCCCCATGCGGAGAAACAGTTCGCCGCCATGCGTGAATACCTCGACCTGGCGCCAGGGGGTCGGAGCATCACCAGCCTCAGGCCTGACGGTTGGCAGTCTTTCGTCAAAATTAGAATTCGCACCCATATCTGCCTCCCTGTATATTCATTACATCAATGCCCGCATGACCGCCTTATGGTCCTTGGCGATCACGTTCAACAACACCAGCGCCGGGCCGGCCGGGGAGCGGTCGCCACGTTCCCAATGCCGTAGCGTCGCCACCGAAAACCCGAAGCGGGCGGCGAACTGTTCCTGCGTCATGCCGACACGCTGCCGCAGTTCCTTGACGTCGATGGCCTGCGGCTGGAATACCCGCACACCCGCGCCCGCCCTGATGCCCTTGGCGTGCCCGATGGCCTCGGTCAGCCCTTGCCTGATGCTCTCGAATGCCTTGCCCATGTCTCAGTCCTCAAACCATGCCGATATCAGGATATCCACCAGGTCCGCCAGATCGTTGCGCTCCGCCTTGCTGAGGTTTGGCCGTTCGTTCTTGGCGAACAGGGTCAGCAGGTAGAGCGGCATCGCGTCGCTATGGACGTAGTAGATCACTCTCACACCGCCGCTTTTACCTCGGCTGCCGCGCGCCCATCGCATCTTGCGGACGCCGCCGGTGCCTTCGATCAGATCGCCAGCTCTCGGATGCGCCGCCAGATATAAAACGAGGTCGCTACGCTCATCCGACGACAACAGCTTTTCTACCTGGCGGATGTATTCCGGGGTTTCGGCGACGGTGTAGAGCATGATAGCGCCTAATCCAATGGATTACAACTAGCGAGTTGCCGCACCAGGCTGACGAAAGATGCCAGTGTTTCGGGAATCAGCCAAGGCGCGGCAAGCCGGTTATACGAGGCTCGCTTCACCCTCGGCAAGAACCTCTTCCATATCCTCTCGACTGCATAGGGCGACCATGAGGTTCACTCCCATTTTGTTTATTAGAGTTCCCAGGTCGCGATATTTATTTCCCAAGCCACTTGTTCCGACTCTCACAGAGGCTGCCATCACAGCAAACTCGCGGTCTTGTTCAATTTTCTTGCATAAATCTGCCCCTGAGAACGTCATGAATATCAACGCTGCCCGCCGCATCACCCCATTACGCTTTATCAATTCGTCCTCGACAATATCTACCTCTTGATTGGTGAGAATAGGCGGGGACAATTCGAGCATTTTATAAAGACGGTTTGCGAAGACATCTTTGTCCATCGTGTTTGCCTCGATCTGCGCCAACTCTTCTGGCGTCCATTCCATTGGAGATGTTGCCGGTGTCTTGGTAACGTGGGGTGTCTTGGAGCTGCGTGTAGAATCGTTTTTAGCCATGATGTGAATTTCCTTTTCACGTTGTGGTTAGGCGGGCTTGGTGTTGTTGTCACTTCGCCCGCCGCTTTGCCTGAGTCCGTCAGGCAGCGGTGTTGCTTTTGCGCACGCCGACGGGAATCACCTTCCCGCCGGTCTTCCATTCATCCAGCAGATCGGCCCACTGCTGCATCATCTGCCGCCGTTCTTCGAGGTAGTCGGCGCGGTTGTATGCGCGCCGGATCGGGTCACGGTCTTCGTGGTCAAGTTGCTTCTCAATGACATCGTAGCGGTATCCCATCTGGTTCAGATTCGTCGACGCAGTAGTTCGCGTAGCATGCGGCGAATATACAAAATCGAGGCCTAGGCGGGCATGCACTTTCCCCAACGTGCCGGAGACCATGGGCTCTCCAGATTTGTCTCGGTGGGCAAAAAGATAGCCGATGCCGCCAGTGAACGC